CAAGAAGATGTTCGTCTTCCTGATGCCGGGCTCAGCACCGCGGTCGACCGAGGTCAGCGTTCGCAACGGTGTCGATCTGATCAACAGCGTCCGCGTCGATCTCTTCACCGACGGCGACGAAGGCACCACGATCCGGATGCCGTCTTTCTGCCTGCGCGCTGCCGACGGCTCGACGGTTGTCGGCTGGGTTGCCTCGCAGGCCGACATGGGCGCCGAAGACTGGGAGCTCGTCTGATGGGCTATCGCACCACCAGGGATATCGTCATCCCGGCCGGCACCGAAGTCGGTATCGGTCCCGTGGTCTCGCGATACCTCACCGAACACGGTGAGGTGATCATCGGCTTCGACAAGGACACGACCGGTAGCCTGCGCTTCGACATGGAAGAGGCGGTGCAGCTTGGCCTGGTTGAGGCAGTGGACGCGTGACGAAATCGCTAATTCTTGCTTTCGCTATTTCGCTGCTGGTGAGCGCCTGCACTGCGGGAGCACCCGCATACGCAAAACCCGACGGAGCGCGCTGTGAGCGAACCTGAGCTGATTGTGCAGCGTTTTGAGAACCCTCGAGCACGCTTCACGCTGGCCGACGACATGTTTGTCGAACGCGGCACGGCTGCCGACTGGGAGCTGCTGCACGATCTCCACTACAAGGCTGAAAAACTGCCCTTCGCGCCGAAGTTCTGGCGCCTGGTGATTGGCACCGACACGATCGGCGTCCTCGTCACCGGCGCGCCCAAGGGCATGCTGCGCGAGCGGCACCTGGTCTTTCCGAAACTCAAGCCGACCGGGCAGGAGACGAAGATGACCAACACCAATCGCTTCGTCTACCTCAACAAGAACTTCCGGGTGATCTCGCGGTTCGTCGTCGACACGATGTATCGCGGTATCGGCGCCGGCTACCGGATGATGAACCTAGTCAGCCGCATGGAAGCTGCGGATCTGGCAAAGCCGCTGAAGGTGATCGAGATCCAGTCGTCGATGTCGAAGTTCAACGTCTTCGGCCAGAAGGCGGGCTTTCAGTTCGCGCCACCCCAGAACGCCAACAAATACGACATCGGCATGAAGTTCTTCCGATCGCACTTCCAGGCGACGCCCCAGGACTTCGAAGCGGTCATTCAGGAGATCGAGGCCTCGGCCGATCCGGAGAAGCTCGCGCAAGCCTGTCGGGACTTCTACCTGCGCAACTCGGCGATGGAAAACACCGGGGCTGCCCGTGACAAGGCCCAGGCGAAGGTTGCCGCGATGAGCGTGCGCGACCTGGTCAAGGGCATTCAGCAGGTCAGCCTGGCGTCACCGATGTATGGCGTCTGGAAAGCCGTCGACAAGCCGGGCTCCATTCCCGACCGGTTGCCGCTTCTGGCCTTCGACTGTCAGGGCACGTCCGAACCTTTGAAGTGGAAGCCGTAATGGCGATGATCCGCAGAGGGGAGAAACATCGCGAGATCGCCGGTATCATTCTGAAGGCGGCCGACACCGGCCGGTTTCTGACTGTGACCGAGATCCACGAGAGTCTCTCCTACGGCTGCGCATACGGTTCGCTCCGGAAGATCATCAAGCTTTTCGAGGAAAGAGACTGGGTGACGAAAGAGCGAGCCGGCATGTCCGTTCTGATTAAACCAAACATGCTTCTCTACCGGTGGTTCCGGTAAGCTTTCCGGTCCGTCTCCCTTCTATGTATTTAATATCTAATAGTTAGTTACAGATATAAGATACTATGAAGGGAGTTGGACCGGAACGAGTGCGCGTGTTACGATAAATAAATATTGATTGACTGGTTCCGGTGATGACTGAAGAAACGACTACTCCGGCGAGCGAAGACGCTGCCGATCCGAAAGCCAAGCGCCTCTCTGACGCGGACTATGCCGCGGCCAAGGAGCTGTATGAGCTCGGCAAGATGCGTCTGTCGGAGCTCGGCGAGAAATACGACGTCTCCCGGCAGGCGCTGTGGCGTCGTTTCAAGCAGGATGGCGTAGAATACGGCACCAGGGCGTCAGAGGTGAGCGCCGCGGCAGCAGCTGGTGTCAAGGCGGCGACGACGCAGGCAGCGGCTCAGCAGGTCTCCCAGCAGCAGGAGCGCTACAACGACAAGCGCGCCGAGTGGATCGAGGAAACCAGGACTGCCGGCTACCGGGCGCTGAAGCAAGCCGACATGCTGGCAAAGAAGATCGTCACCGACGCCATCAAGGCGGCCGGGGCAGGGACCATTCCCTCCGGCACGATCGCTGCGACAGACGAAGACCTCAAAGCCGTCCAGCGCTACCAGAAGATCCTGGTCGAAAACACCCTGACCAGGCTCGAGGTTCTGCGCGCCAATGAGCTGATCGACGAAGACGATCTGCCGGAGATCCATTTCGAGGATCTGACCGACGACGACATTCTCTCGCACCACAAGGAGAACGGTCTGATCGACGAGGGTGAAGACCCGGATGCGATCCTGGCCGAAATCAACGCGGTGGAGATTACCGCGTGAGTGCTCCGCTTGTTTTGAAGGCGCACCGCGGTCAGAAGATCGTTCTGAAGGACAAGCGCCGCTTCAAGGTCATCGTCGCCGGCCGACGCTGGGGCAAGACGCAGATCTCCAAGATCGCGCTGATCAAGGCGGCCGTCAGCCGTAAGAACCAGCTGTGCTGGTATGTGGCGCCGACCTATCAGATGGCCCGGCAGATCCTTTGGGACGACCTGAAGCGCTCGATCCCGAAAGCGCTGATCGTCTATAACGGCATCAACGAGACCCGGATGACCGTGCGGCTGATCAACGGCTCGCGCATCGAGCTGAAGGGCGCCGATAACCCCGACACGCTGCGCGGCGTCGGGATCAACTTCCTGGTGCTCGACGAAGCCCAGGATATGAAGGAAGAGACCTGGAAGACGGTTCTGCGTCCGACGCTCGCCTCGACGGGCGGCCAGGTCATCTTCATCGGCACGCCGAAAGCCTTCAACTGGCTCTACGACATGTATGTGCTCGGTCAGCGCGGCGATACCTACCGCGACGACAAGGGCAAGATCGTCGTCAATTCGTGGAAGAGCTGGCAGTTCCCGACAATCATGTCGCCGTTCATTCCGCGTGCCGAAATCGAGACGGCCCGGCGCGAAATGGATCCGAAGAGCTTCCGCCAGGAGTTCGAGGCATCCTTCGAGTCGATGTCGGGCCGCGTCTACTATCCATTCGACCGGCGCACCCATGTCGGCGACTACCCGTTCAATCCGAGGCTGCCGATCATCATCGGCCAGGACTTCAACATCGATCCGATGAGCTCGGTCATCATGCAGGAGCAGCCAAACGGCGAGATCTGGGTGGTCGACGAAGCGATCCTGCTTGGCTCCAATACCCAGGAGACGGCCGACGAGCTCGGGCGCCGCTATCACCGGCACATCAACAACATCACGATCTATCCTGACCCGGCCGGCAACAACCGCACGCACGCCCGCGGCGAATCCTCGCTCGAGATCCTGCGCGATGCCGGCTTCAAGCGCATCAAGTTCCATCGCAAGCATCCGCCTGTCGACGATCGCGTCAACGCCGTCAACCGGCTGCTGATGGATGCTGAGGGCACGATCCGAATGAAATTCGACCGCAAGTGCAAGCACACGATCGAAGCCATGGAGCAGACGATCTACAAGGCCGGCACCCGCGATGTCGACAAGAAGGCCGGCGTCGAGCACCCCGCCGACGCGCTTGGCTACTTCGCCGAGTTCGAATATCCCGTCCGCAAGATCCAGATCCTCGGCGTCTCTCTGTGACGTTGACGGTCAGTCAATATTGATTTACCATTGGCGCTTAATTCGAAGGACGGCCATGAACACGGATCTGCTCAGAAGCTTTTATGATCGGCGACACCCGGATTACGCCCGGTCGATCGGTCATTGGCGTTTCCTCGAGAAGACCTACGAGGGCGGCCGCACCTGGTTCGAAGAAAACATCTTCCGCTATCACAAGGAAGGTGAGGACGAATACAAGAAGCGCCTCGAGCGCGCCTACCGCTTCAACCATACCCGCGAAGTCGTCGAGCTCGTCACCAAATACCTGTTCAAGGGCCAGATCACCCGCGACACCGATAACGCCTCCCAGACCATCAAGGACTTCTGGAAGAGCTCGACCCTGCAGAACATGCGCATCGACCAGCTGATGCGCTCGGCCGGCACCTCGAGCTCGGTCAAGGGTCGCGTGGCGCTGGTTGTCGACACC